ATGAATGACAATTTACTGTCTAAAGAAAAACAGCTTCTTAAGTGGTGCAGGCAAAAGGGCATTTTTTCAAAAGCCCAAGTGGTGGCTTATGGGACAAGCTCGTATTACTTAAGGGCTGAAAGAACTATCCGGGATTTTGTGCAGAGAGGACTGGTCAAAAAACTTGATAAGGCTGAATGCGCCAAGCGAAACCTCAAAGGCAATATGGCGTGGTATCAATGTGTAACCTCATCAAAGTAAAGGGCAATATGGCACGGATCAGATATTTAAAACCGGATTTTTTTAAAGACGAAGATATCAAAGAATTGCCTTTTGAGGCAAGGCTGTTTTATCAGGGGTTATGGATTCAGGCGGATCGTGAAGGCAGAGGCGAAGACCGCCCGGAACGCCTTAAGATCGAGATCATGCCCTACGATGATGTCGATGCCGAGCAAATCATGCAGTTATTGGCACAACAAAAGAAGAACGGTAAACGTCCATTTATTATCCGTTATGAAATAGACGGCGAACGTTATTATCAGATCATTAACTGGCAAAAACATCAAAAACCTCACAAGACAGAACGCCAAAGTGACATTCCACCGCCATCTAACGAATGCTTAACCGTTAAGCAACCGTTAAAGGACGTTTACGCGAGTAATTTCTCAGTTGGGAATGGGGATGGGAATGGGGATTGGAATGGGGATGGGAGAGTTTGTAAACAGGCTGCGCCAGCGCATGAGCAAGGCTCATACGCTGTTTCTTCACAGACAAAAGAATTATTGGATTCGGTTTACAAGCAAGGGTTCAACATCTATCAGTTGATTAACAAATTTAAAAAGCAAGCCAAGTGGAGCAAGAAGCAAAAAATCCCGGATGAGGTGTTAAACAATATCTGTGAGCAGTACACGCAGGACAAAGATAATATCCGGGAATTATATCCGTGGTTTATCAAAGTGCTTTCGATGACGAGCCATGCATACTTTGCTAACGCGAACATCGAAGAGGGTAAACGTTACAAGAAACAAGGCATCGGCATGATGGCCGATATTTTAAAACAAATAACAGAAAAGAACAGTGATGGAAAAGATATTTCCGACGATATTAATCGTGCTTGATGTGTGTGCCGCGATTGTTTATCTATCCTATTGGGATATACGTCATGCGGTTTACTGGCTGGGGGCAGCTGTCATCACGGCATCAGTAACTTATTGATCAAAAAGGTTTTGGGTCCTTCCGTGGGGCGGTTGGGCCGAGGGTCAGGCGAGGCGCGGGTTGTCAGTGATTGTGGTCAAAAAAAACGATGTCCATGTCCATCACTTTTGGATTTTTTTCATGAAAAACATCAGGAAATGAGCAAAAAGGAGGAAGTTTTGGCAAAAATTAACGTAAAACCAGTGATTAAGGAGGTCAGGGTCGCGGACATCCTTCCGGCACCATATAACCCTCGTGAAATCACAGAACCTGCTTATGCGGGACTTAAACACAGCTTGGAAAAATTCGGGTATGTGGATCTTCTGATCGTTAATCAGCGCAATATGCGCATCGTTTCCGGGCATCAGCGGTACAAGGTTTTGCAGGAGGATGGCATTGAAACCGTTTCGGTGATCATGGTTGATCTGGATGAGGTTCAGGAGCAAGCCATGAATGTGACGCTGAATAATGCAGAGATTGCTGGGCAGTGGACAGCCGCGTTGATTCCGATTTTGGAGAGGTTGCGTAAAGAATCAGCCGATGATTATTTGAATTTACGCCTGCAGACCTTGCGTGAGACTGTCGGGGATATGGGCGTTGAAAATATGGGCAGTGGAAAGACCTTGCCTGATGATATCCCGGAACCTCCCAAAGAGGCGATTACAAAGAAGGGTGATCTTTGGATTTTGGGAGAGCATCGGCTTTTATGCGGGGATTCAACTAATGAGCAGGATGTGGCGAGGTTGATGGATGGGCATACGGCAAGCTTGTTTGCAACGGATCCGCCGTATTGCGTGGATTATACAGGAAAAGATCGCCCTAATGGTGGCCGTGACTGGTCGAATGTTTATCACGAAATAGATATACCCGATGCGATTGAATTTATGAAAAAGTTTTTAACGGTCGGCATCAAATACATTCATGAGAAAACCGCTCTTTATATGTGGCATGCGTCAAAGCGCAGGGCTGATATTGAAGGTGTGTGCAAGGATATCGGCATTTTGATTCATCAGGAAATCGTCTGGGTCAAGCCGTGTGTGATTTTGACCTATTCGTTTTATTCATGGAGGCATGAGCCGTGCCTTTTGATGTGGGTAAAAGGGCAGAAACCTGATTACAAGCCAAAAAACAAATCTATCGGAAGCGTGTGGACGATTGATTTTTTGCGGTCAGGGGATCCGGCAACGCCTGAATATCACACGGATGTCTGGGAGCTTGACTGGGAGGGCAAGAAACGCAATTCCGGCATTGATCATCCAACGGTTAAGCCGACTGAAGTCTTTGCTATTCCGATGCGTGTTCATACAAACCCGGGTGATGTATGCTATGAACCTTTTAGTGGATCAGGTTCACAAATTATCGCAGGTGAAAGGCTTAACAGGCGTGTTTTTGCCATGGAGGTGGAACCTGTATTTTGTGATGTAGCGGTCAAGCGCTGGAAGGAGTTTTCCGGAAAACAAGCGGTAAGGGAAAGTAATGGATGAAAAAAACAGCAACCTTATTGAGATCGCGAAAAAGAAACGTTACATCGCCCTTGTGGAAAAGTTGCAACGAGGATCACTTTCATCCAAAGAACTTAAAGAACTTGAAGAGTTTGAAAAGTCAGGGCAGAAGCCGGAAGGCGTTATTGACGGCACGGTAGATTTAGCGACGTTGTGTGTTTATCTCGAAAAATCACCGCGCATGATCCGGCGTTATGTTCAGCAGGGCATGCCGGTGCTTCGCGATGCAGCTGGTGAGATTGCGCGGTTCAGGGTCAGTGAGATTTTTAGGTGGTTTTATGAAAAGCGCGGGGCCAAGGAAGATAACAGCAAGGACTTCTGGGATAAAGAGTACCGAAAGAATCGCGCCAAGCTAAGTGAAATTGAACTTAAACAAAAAGAAGGCGAGGTTATTCCGTTTGAGGATCATGTTTCGATCGTTAAGAATCAGATTCGTGGAATTAAGTCGGGGTTTTTACGTTTGCCGAAACATGTCGCGCCAAAATTGTATCAGCAGGATCCCAAGGTGATCTGTGAAATTCTGGATCAGGAAATTCGTTACATTATTGAACAATTTGCGGGGAAGCAAAGTGCGAGTAAAGCTGGGAAGAGAAATCCTTAAAACAGTTGTGCCGTATGCCGCTAAAGAGTGGGTTTTGCCTATCAAGATGACGGTTAGCGAGTGGGCGGATCAGTTTCGACGTCTTGATGTCAAAACATCAGCTGAACCCGGGCAATGGTCAACCGCGCGGGCGCCGTATTTAAAAGGCATCATGGATGCGTTTACGGATCCGTATGTTGATGAGATTACGGTTATGGCCGCCTCTCAGGTGGGTAAGACCGAATCGATGTATAACATGCTTGCCTTTCTCATCGATCAGGATCCGGGCCCGACATTGATGGTTTTACCTCGCGCGGATGATGCCAAGAGTGTTTCGTATAACCGTATTCGCCCCATGATTGAATGTTCTCCGGCGCTAGCACGGCATATCCCAAAGAATTCAGATGACCTTACAAGGTTTGAGTATCATTTTGAGCGTATGATTTTGTATTTTGCCGGATCAAACAGCCCGGCTGATTTGGCATCACGCCCGATCCGGTATTTGTTTCTTGATGAGGTTGATAAGTATCCCAAGTTTTCCGGCATGGAAGAGGATCCGATCAAGCTGGCATCTGAAAGGCAGAAGACGTTCTGGAACAAAAAGACCGTTAAGGTTTCGACACCGACTACGCGTGATGGATATATTTTTCGTGAATATGAAAAATCAGACCAGCGCAGGTTTTATGTGCCGTGCCCTTATTGCGGGAAAAAGCAGGTCTTGGTATTCGGTCAGGTTAAATGGCCGAAAGAAGAGTCATCGCCTGAGCGTATTAAGAATGACCGTTTGGCTTGGTATGAATGTATGCATTGTAAAGAAAGGATTGAGGATATTCATAAACAAAAAATGATGATGGCCGGGCAATGGAAGTCAGAGGGCGCAGGCTCTAGCCGAAACCGTGGCTTTTGGGTCAGCTCCTTGTATTCACCGTGGCTCACGTGGAGCGATATTGCCGCAGAGTTTTTACGGTCAAAAGATTATGTTGAGCTGTTGATGAATTTCGTGAATTCATGGCTTGCGGAGGTATGGGAAGAAAAAATTGAAGAAACCACTGTGGATAAAGTCCGCAAACTTGCGCGCGATTATGATCATGGAGTAGTGCCGAATGAGGTTTTGGTGCTTACAGCTGGGGTGGACGTTCAGAAAGATCATTTTTATTATGTAATCCGCGGCTGGGGATATCAGGAAGAGTCATGGCTGATTCGCGCGGATCGTGTTGAGTATTGGGAGGATATCGTTGACGTTCTATTTAAGACAGAATATCGGCGAATCAATTCCGGCGAGACGTTGAGCGTTTATTTGACTTGTATTGACTCAGGGTATCGAACAGATGAGGTCTATCAATTTTGCCGCCACTGGAGGGATAAGACAAAAGCGATTAAGGGGCTTGAGGAGATATCCGGTGGGCGTTTTTACCGGGCAAACAAGATTGATATTAATTCAAGGACAGGGGCGGTTCTTTCAGGGGGGCTTGTTTTATGGAATTTAAATGTCACGCAGTATAAAGATAAAATGAACCGCATGGTGGCCTCAACAAACCCGGCTAAATGGCATTTGTTTCGAGATCCGGATGAGGATTATTTGAAACAGTTTACCGCGGAACATAAAGTGCTTATCCGCAATCGCACCACAGGAAAGGCAAAGGAGGTCTGGCAGAAGAAGAAAGAGGCCGCGGCTAATCATTATCTGGATGCGGAGGTTTATGCGCTCGCGGCCGCGGATATTATCAGAGCGCTTAATATCCGGAGGGAAAATGCTCCACGGATTCATCAACCGACTAATGAAGATCATGATCGGGGAGGATGGCTTCGTAAATCGAAAGGGTCTTGGATCTGATGGGTGGACGCTGGCTAAACAGGCACAAGAATTGGATCGCAGAAGAGGCGGATGAGCCGGAAGATATGGCTATTGAGCCAGAGGGTTATGGTGTTCCGTTTTATCCGCTTAAATGCCCCAAGTGCCAGAGCAAGAATGTCCGGTGTTATGTTTCACGCCCGCCGATTAGATATCATTACTGCAGAGACTGCGGAAAAAAGTTTAAATCTGTAGAAACAGAGTGATTTTTTGTATATTATTAAAATGAAGGAGGTTGATGTGTGGGTAATATACTTCATTTTAATTTTAGTCGTAATAATTTTAATAAGTTCAAGTAAAAAGAGCTCATCGGATGCGGACTTTAATATCAGTGCAAGAGAGCGAGCCTTTTTTAATAAAGATATTAAGCCTTTGGTTGATGAAGGAATTACTATCCCCAAAAGGATTATAGAACTGGCAGATCGTCATAGGGTTCATTTAATTCGTGTCGTATATGATTATACAAAAAATGTGTGGCTTAAGATCAACCCTGACAAAGAAATGTCGATTGGATTAAAAAATCAGTTAGTCAGTTTTATTCTTAATGAGAAACGCTTAACATCCATGATTTGGGATAGCAGGACTTGCAAAGAGGGAACGAAAACATTTATTGCTGTTAAAAATATCATCCAAGGAAATCGGGAAAATTATTTTGATGGCATCCCCAAAAAAGATCGAAAAGAAATCCCGATAAAAAAGAAAGGCAAAAGATTCCGCAAAAAAGATGCTTTATTTTATGCAGAGAAAAAGCAAGTAGTTTCCATTGAATATCAACGGCGCAATAAAGAAGACTGGAAATGGGAAAAAACGATGCGAGATATTGATATTTATTTTGTTGAGGATGGGCATGTGTATGCGTATTGTCATTTTAGAAAAGAGCCACGAATTTTTCACAGAGAAAATATAATCAGTTGGGAGGCCAAAGATAACACTTTTGAGAAGGATGTGAATATAGAAAAATATCTAAAAGCCAGAAAAGACAGACAGTTTAAAGGAAATTATGATGAATGGCTGAGATCATAAAAATAATAAGCACGAAGTAGTTTTTACTATTCTGTAGTAATCCCCACCTTGAAAAAGATTTCAATCCCTATACCATAAAGATAACAAGTTAAAAGGCGGACGGCTGATCACCGTTTTGCTAAATATAAGAGCCCGTATTCTCGTCGGCGAGCGAGAGTCGGGCTTTTTTTATTTGTCTTTGGGAGATGATATGGCTTCACCGTCAAAACAGGAAATGCTTGAAAACGTAGAACTCGCGATCAACGCGCGTATGACCGGCGGGGCGGTGCAGTCATATTCGATCGGGGGCCGGAATTTGCAGTACATCACGCTTTCAGAGTTGATGAAGCTTCGGGATCAGTTAAAGCAGGAAATTGCGAGCGGAACATCCCGCACCAGTTACGCCAAATTTGAGAAACCATCATGAGCGTTAAAGAAAAATTATCACAGGGAATCGACGGGTTTATCGGTTTTTTTTTACCGAAGGCTGGCTTTAAGCGCCGGATGTATCGCGAGGCAATCAAGTTGACCGAGCGGTTTGGCTCTTATCGTGGAGCGGACCGTAATCGCATGCGCGGGAGTTGGCTTCCGGGCGGGGGATCAGCTGATGAAGATATTATTCCTGACCTTCCGGCAATCCGTGAGAGAAGCCGGGATTTAAACCGTAACGATGCGCACGCTTCAGGGATTACCAATACCATGACAACCAACGTGGTGGGAACAGGCATCCGGCCGCAGAGCCGGATTGACCGGGAGGTTTTAGGTATCAGTAACCGCAAGGCGGATAAGTTTCAAAAAAAGGCAGAGCGGGCATGGAAGCAATGGCTGCCTTTTTCAGATGCGGGAAACCGTATGGACTTTTACGAAATCCAGCAGCTGGTTGACAGACAGATTCTTGAAAACGGCGAGGCAATTGTTATTCCGGTCATGCTTAAAGACAGGCCGTTTTCATTGGCGCTTCAGGTCATTGAATCTGACAGGTTAGCGACCCCGCCACAGCATAGCGGAAACAAGTCAATTCGTGGCGGTGTGCGTATCGGCGAGAATGGCGAGCCTATTTCGTATTTCATTCAAAAGACGCACCCAGGTGATTATCGGTTCAGCAAATCCTTTGAACGTGAATTTATCGAAATCCCAGCACGTAATGAATTCGGGCGTATGAACGTTATTCATCTTTACCCGATGCAGCGATCCAGTCAAACACGCGGGGTGCCTTTTTTCGCGCCAGTGCTGACGTATTTTAAAGATTTAGCAGATTACGCGGAAGCCGAGCTTGTGGCCGCGCGTATCGCGGCCTGCTTTTCACTGTTTATCACATCTGAATCTTCGATGGATTTAAACGCGGGATATGACCGTAATTTTAAAGGGCAGTATCTGGAAGCCCTTGAACCGGGCATGATTAAACATTTGCTTCCGGGTGAATCAATCACGTCCTTTAATCCTCAACGTCCGTCAGCTACGTTTGAGCCTTTTGTGGAGGGAATCTTACGGGCAATCTCAGCGGCTTTAGGATTGCCGTATGAATTGGTGGCGAAAGATTTTTCAAAGACAAATTATTCCAGTGCGCGGGCGGCTTTACTGGAAGCCCGCCGGTATTTCAAGGTCAGGCAGGAATGGCTTGCGCGTAAATTATGCCAGCCGGTATGGGAAATGGTCTTGGAAGAGGCGTATTTGCGGGGAGATTTCGGATCAATCTCATTTTATGAGAACAAGCAAGGATGGACGAGTGCGACGTGGATCACCCCGGGATGGGAGTGGGTGGATCCGTTAAAAGAAGCTAAAGCCGCGGAAGTCGGAATTAAAAACGGGATTGTCACTTATTCAGACCTTTTTTCGGCTCAGGGTAAAGATTGGGAGGAGTGCCTTGAACAAAGAAAACGTGAAGAAGAAAAAATCAAAGAACTTGGGCTGTCAATCTCTGGCCAAACAAGTTCAGGTGATGATTCCAAGCCAGATGAAGATGGCAAAGACGATAACAGTGGAGGTGATGAGTAAATGAAAATGGATCTTTTCAGGACAGATGTTGCCAGAGGCGGCGGAGTACGTATTGACCGTGAGAACGCCATCATCAAGGGTTTTGCTGTTGTCACCAAGGGTATCACCAAAGATGAGCGTGGAGAGTTTGATGATGAGGCGCTTGAATCAATTGTCAGTCTGGGTAATCAGGCGAAATTGGGAGTTAAGTCAAGATTCGGTCATCCCAACATGAGCAGTACCGCGTTGGGAACTTTTTTGGGAAGGGTTAAAAATTTTTTAAGAGATGGCAATATTGTCCGTGCAGATTTACACATTGACAAGACCGCTTTTGATACACCGGATGGTGATCTGGCAGGCTATGTCCTTAATCTGGCACAAAGTGATCCGGAGATGTTTGGCGCGTCAATGGTCATCCACTGGGATGCAGAGGAGCGAAACGATCTTGAAGCAGGCGAGGAAAATTTACCACCGTTCATTCGTGTCACCAAACTTTTATCGGTTGATGTGGTTGATGATCCGGCGGCTAATAACGGATTTTTCGGGCATCTGTTTTTTAGAGACAGCGTTATACCGTCTTCTGAAATGACTTTGTTTTTGGATAAATTTCTTAACAATCCTGATGCCGTTGAGAAAACCATCGGGTTTTTGGATAGATACAGATTTAACAAAGAAACTAAAAATAAGGAGCAATCAATTATGAGTGATCTTACGCTGGAACAATTTAAAGAACAGAACAAAGGGATTTATGAGTCAGTGCAAAAAGAAGGCCTTGAGGCAGGAGTTAAACAGGAGCGCGAACGTTCTGTTGAAATTCTTAAAAAAGCAAAGGCATTTGAAGGGATGGATGCGTTGGCTCTTGAAGCGGTTGAACAGGGCAAAACCGTTGATCAGGCAGTGATCAGTTTTCAGGAAAAGCGCCTTGAGGATCTAAAGGACAATTCAGCCCCGCAGGTCGGGCCGGATGATGAGGAAGAGCCGAAAAAAGGTCTTTCGCATTTTGATAGGGCGAAAGCCTATCAAAAAGAGCATGGCGGAAGTATGACGGATGCTCTTCGAGCAACGGCAGAGAAACGATAAAGTTTAAATATTTTAAAAGGAGAAAATTTATGTCACAGGAAAATTTAGGAGCAAAAGCATTTATCGCGGGTGAAGATTTGGAAGCGTTTCGCAGGGTTAAGCTTAGCGCCGCAAAAGGCAATCAGGTTGAGTACGCTGATGCGGGTGAGGATTTTATCGGGATTACCGCGGCTAAAGTGCCAGCAGGGGATTTTGTCACGGTTAATCTCAAAACCCGCGGGCGTACATTCAAGCTGGTATCTGATGGGGCTATCAGTGAGGGAGGAGATTTTTACGGTGCTGATGACGGAAAAATCAGCGCGACTGTCAGTGGCGAAATCATCGGTAAAGCGCTTGAGGAATCAGCCATTGATCTGGAAGTGATTGAAGGCTTGCTGGCATAAATAACATTTAAATTGAGGCAGGCGGAGCACCCTGGGAGTTGAATATTCAGGCGAAAGAGCAATACCGAGAATGGATCTTGGTGTTGCTGTCATGGAGTACGTTGAACAGGAAAACGAGTTTATCGGGACGAAGGTGATGCCGCTTTTTCGGACCCAGAAACAAAAATCCGTTTTTCCGGCGATTACCCGTGAAAGCATCACACGTGACGCTGATACCAAGCGCGCGACACGCGGGAATTACAACCGTGATGGGTTTAGCGCAAAAGATAAATCCTATAACTGTCAGGAACACGGCCTTGAAGGTGCTTTGGATGACAGTGAACGGGCAATGTATGAAAGTGATTTTGATGCGGAGCTGGTAACAACCAAGATCACGACACGCCGTGTCTTGCAGGCACAGGAAAAGCGTATCGCGGATTTGTTGTTTAACACCGGCACGTTTTCAGGGTCAGCTTTGTATACGGATCATTCGGCAAATCCCTGGAATGACGTTGCCACTAAAGTCATCCAGCAGATTCGTGAGGCAAAAGCTAAAGTGCGGTCGAACTGCGGGATGATGCCGAATTCCCTGATCATGAGTTCGACGAATATTGAGCGCCTTAAGGAGAACACCGAGATCGTTGATTTAATCAAGTATACATCCCGCCCCACAGATGCGGAGATACGCCGGGCTTTGGCTGATCTTTTTGGTGTGAAGTATATCTTCGAAGGCAAGGCGATCCGTAATACCGCCAAGGAAGGCAAATCGTTTGTCAGCGGAGATATCTGGAGTGATGATTTTGCGCTTCTGGCATTGATCTCTGAGGATGGGCAGGATCTGTCACGTCCGGGATTGGGACGGACGTTTCTGTGGATTTCTGACAGCCCGGAAAATGCTGTTGTTGAGCAGTACCGGGCTGAGGAGATCAGAAGCGATGTGTTTCGTGTGCGTCAGCATGTGGATGAAATGATCATTGATCCGTATTTCGCGCACCTTTTAAAAGTTGATGCTTAATATGAGGGGGCTTAACGCCCCCTCTTTAAATTCTTAAGGAGTATGAAGATGCTTGGGCATTTTGATTCGGTTGATATCGGACGAGTAACACAGGTGGAATTCGGGCCGCTTATTACTGCCAGAACCAACGTTACTGAAGATGATCCCGGAAATCCTTTGAATCTGGATGATTGTATTGACCTGACTGGATGGGAGTACATAGACGTTTACGTGAAGTTAAGCGGAGAAAACGCGTATTGGCAGGTTGTCCCCATCGCGGCATTGGATAAAGATTCCACGGATTTTTATGACAATTCTTCAATTACTGTTTATCAGCAGAATATGGTTCGGCGAATTCAGGTTCCGGCAGTGCCTATTCTTTATTTTCGGTGCCGTAATGTGAACACAAGTTCAATGGCAGTGATTGATTCAATTATTGTGAGGCCGCTTAACATAAAGCATCGATAAGGACGTTGTCAGGATATTGCATATGGAAGAAAAGTCAGTTGATAAAGAGATATGTTTGCAGAAACACCAGATGCTTGAAAAAGAATCAAAGGAGTTTCAGGCAACGCTTAAAGAGCATGATCTTAAGATTCAGGCTTCGGATGTGCGCCTTGTTGAGTTATCAGGTGATGTCAAACATATCAAAGACCGTATTGATAACGGGCTATCAAAAACGATTTATGAAATTCGTCAGAAGATGGATGAATTTGTCCCGCTTGTGCGTTAAAGCTCCGAATGGGCAGGCAGGTTTAAGCAGGCGATTTTTTATGTCGCGGTGATCGGTGTTTGCGGAGGGCTGGTCAGCCTTGCGTTTTATCTTGCAAGGAGTTTTGTGAAATGAGCTTAAGGGATCAGATCAAAAAGGACAGCGCAGATGTTTTTTTCAATTCTGATGAGTTTGCCGAGGAAATTACTTATCGAACTGAATTTGATTTAAAGGCCATTAAGGCGGTTGTTGTCAGGTATGAGCTGGCTCCCTCGGAAGAAAACATTAACCGTTCGTTGAAAAAACAGGCTGAGGTTTTTATTGCCAATGATGTAGATCAAGGGGTTGTAGAAATCAGCAAAAAAGATGACCGTATCACGCTTAAAGATACTTTAGGGATTGATCGCGAAGCGCGGATTAATGATGTGCTTAACAGCGATGACGGGATGTGGCATTTACTGGTGGGGTGGTAGATGGTTGAGTTATTAACAGAAGTTGATACAAAAAATTTGGAACGAGCTATTAAGATTGCGCCGCGTGTCCTTAAATTTGAGTTGGCAGACGGCATGGATCGTATCGGCAAGGGTTTTTTAAAGAGGTTCAGGCAGAAACAGCTTCAGGGCCCGCCAGAAGGGATTCGTGGAGCTTCCGGCCATGGACTTTTTGGCACGTTTAAACGCGTGTCACTTGTATCGCCCACAATTGACGGTATGGGGATCGAAATTTTTTCAAATTCAAAGATCGCCAGACTTCATGAAACAGGCGGAATCATCAGGAGCAAAAGCGGGGGAAGATTAGCGGTTCCTTTGTCAGCACGATCGGAAATGTTTAAAAAAGATAAATTGCTGGCAAGGTATAAAAAACCTTATGAGTTGAAAAATATTAAGGCAATGCGGTTTAAAGGCAAAACGTTTCTGGCGCGGGTCACCAAACGCGCGCAAAAAATCCTGCCTCTTTATGTCCTAAAAAGACAGGTACGTATTAAACCCCGGCTTGGATTTTACCGGACGTGGGACGGTTTGGTGAATTACCGTATTGATATTTTAAATAAGTCTATTGAGAAAGCCTTAAGGAAAATCTGATGGAAACGGTCAGGGAAAGAATTTTACAAAACATAAAGTCAACGATCGAAGGGGTGACGATCGCCAATGGTTACAACTTTGATTTTACTTCTGAAACAGTCCAGCGCTGGTCAATGCATGGCAACAGTATGGTTAATATGCCGATGGTTGTTATCAGCCCGGGTGATGAAGATGAGACGAGTTCACCGCATCCGTTTGAAGAATGTGTATTGTCGGTATTTCTGGATGTGTTTTTTGTTAATGATGAGGATGATCCGATTCCGACGGATACATATTTAAACAGGTTGCAGGGGGATATTAAAAAGGCTGTTCTTGAGGATACAACGCGTGGAGCCGACGCGATTGATACGGATATTTTAGGCACAACGCCCTTTGAAACAACCGAAGCGCAGCCGTATGCAGGAATCATTATTGAAATTAGAGTTCGGTATCGTCATTTACGTAGTGACCCAACCGCCAAGAGTTAGGAGGAGGAATAAAAATGTCAATGCTAACGCGAAAACGCCAGCTGGCTTCCAAAGTTGAGGTACAGGAAGGTATTGCAGAGACTTTGGCAGCTGATGATGCGGGGATTTTGGTTAATTTTTCTCCACGGGCGATGTATGACCCGCAGATGTATCAGCGTGACCCTGTACGCGCGTCACTTACCAAGCTGGGAAAACTTGCCGGTAAACGGTCAGCCGGGATTGATTTTAGTATTGAGTTGCGTGGTTCAGGATCCCTCATTCAGGAGCCGGAATGGGCTGATTTAGTCAAGGCATGCGGGTTTGTATTTAACCCGCTTAAAAAGATTGCGATTGGATCAATTACCTCCGGACCGTTTCTGCATGGTGAAACTGTTACAGGCGATTCATCCGGCGCTACAGGCCGGGTGGTTATTAAGACTGAAGACGGCACTACAACGCTTTATTTTGTTGAAATTTTTGGCATGTTTATTTCAACGGATGAAATCACTGGGAGCACTTCAGGAGCAAGCGCGAATGCCTCAAGTGATCCAGAGGACGCAGGTTTTGAAATTAAACCAATCAGTTCATTAATTCCGTCGTTGACCATGGGGATGTTTGAGGACGGGATCCGAAAGATCATCAAAGGATGCCGAGGGACAGTCAAGTTCAGTTTCAAAATCGGCGAGCCTGCCATGATCGATTTCAGTTTTAAAGGTGTGGAATCAGGGGTCGCGGATATCCCGATGTTTTCAGGTGTCACGTTTGATGAAACAATCCCGCCGGTTCTTCTTAATGCCAGCATGTCGGCAGACGGTGTGTCTTTAAACATTGGCGAGATGGATATCGATATCGCCAATACACTGGCATCGAAAGACAAGATCGATGATGCCAAAGGGATCCTGTCTTACATGATCACAGGCCGTGATCCGCAAGGGTCTTTTAATCCGGAAATGGTTGCCGTAGCCACGCATGATTTTTTCAATAAGTGGTTTAACAATATCCCGATGGTTCTTGACCTTGCCTATGGCGATACAGAGGGCAACAAGTTCAGGTTTTATGCCCCGAGTATTGTTTACAACAAAATCGACGACGGCGATCGTGACGGTATTCAGCTGGCTCAAACATCGTTTGATTTAACCGGAAGTATGGAGCCGGGTGACGATGAACTTTCAATTTTACTTTTATAAATGGAGGTGATTTATGTTAACGGGAATTGATGTTAATTCAACACGCAAGTACGTATCAAAAATGGATCCGGATCAAGAAAATCCGACAATGTTTCATATCGGGTTACTGGATCCGGTATTGCGTGCTGAGGTTGATGATGAAAGCAGTACTTATGAGATGAGTTCAAACAATCCGAATGATAAAGCGCGGGTACGTTTGAACTGGAATAAACGCCAGATCATGGCGATCAAGTTTGGATTAAAAGGGATCGATAATTTTCTGGACCCGCAGACAAACAAGCCGATTGATTTGAGGTTTGACACGATTAATTATGCGGGTAAATCACGCAACGTTATTCCCGATCGGATTATTGCAATGTTTCCCAGTGAATTAAGGCAGGAACTTGCTGAGGTGATCCTTAACGAATCCAAATTATCCGAGGATGAACAAAAAAACTGATCGTGGCGGTTCATTTGGGTGAGCTGACAATGAACTGCCGTGGATGCGTAAGCGGGAAAAAGAGTTTTTGTGAATACGAAGTGCCTGGCCAGGATATTTGGGAAGTCAACGGCCAGCAGTATCGGGGATGCCCTTACAAGATCGTCACGCGTCAGTCGGCGAATTTTTTAAGGGCATTTCTTTTTTTCAAGAATGGGTGTTTCCCCAATCAGGGGACGTGGCTTGATCAGTCGGCAAAAATGCTTGATGCCTTTGAAGTGATTGATAAAGAGCTTGCTCAAATCGAGCAGGAACGCGAACGACGAAGAAAGAAGTTTCAACGATGAGCAATAAAGAACTTTCTATTATTTTACGTCTGCGTGATGAAGCCTCCAAGCGTCTTGAAGGTGTGCGCGGGAATTTACGCAGGTTTGCTAATTCATGGAAAAAAAACTGGCTTGCCATTACTGCCGCTGTGACTGCAGCTATCATGGCACTGCGAAAGGCATGGAACTTGATGGAGCTGGGTGCCAAGGTCGAACAGCAGAAACAGGCGTTTGAAAACCTCGCTGATTCTTTAGGAATGAGTTCAGACAAGATTATTGCCGATTTACGCCGGATGTCAGGCGAGACGCTTTCGACCGCGCAGATTATGGAAAAAGCCTCACAGGCAATGATTCTGGGGATCGATCCAACCAAGCTCGCCAAGATGATGGAGATTGCCCGGGCTTCGGCAAGGGCATTTGGAAAAGATGTAGGGTTTATGTTTGAGAGTATTGCGATCGGTGTGGGGCGCCAGTCAAAACTTATTCTTGATAATCTGGGGATTATTATCAGCGCCAAGGAAGCGTATGAAAAGTATGCCCAAAGTATCGGCAAGTCTGTTAAGGATTTAACTGAGTATGAACGTAAACAAGCCTTTTTAAACGCGACACTGGAAGCAGGTGAGCGCATTCTGGAAAAAATCGATACATCTACCATGACCAAGCTCGAAAAGATGCAGAAGTTAAAAGCCCAGTGGGAAGATTTTTCGGTCAAGGTTGGTGAGGCGTTATGGCATGTATCCGGTTTTATTCAGGCGTTTATGAACCAGCTTGTGACGGGCGTTTTTACCATTCTTGAATATGGTTCGGTTGCGGTTAAAGGATTTGTTAACGGCATCACTAACGCATTAAACGGTCTTTTGCATATCGGTATTGAGTTTTTGCAGAATTTAATGGTGCCGCTAACTAAGTTTTATGATCTTCTTGGAAAACTGCCCGGCAACATTGGCGAAACCTATCGCCAAGCCTCTTTGGAGGTTAAAAAATTCTCTGACAGTTTAGAGGATAAAAAGATCACGTTTAACGTTGAAGGGCTTTCGCAAGGGCTCGAGCAAGCGCGTCAGTCGTTTAAACTTGCGGCTGAACAAAGTGCTCAGGATGCTGTTGCACAGTACGATCTTGTTTTTGCCAAGGTAAAAGAGGCAGGGGCGGATGCGGCCAAGGTGTTTAAGGGTGTGGGCGATCAGATTGGCGAGGTTGCCGAAGATGCGGCAAAGAAGTTTAACGCTATGGAGGAATTTGCCAAGCAGTCAGCGCGCAATATGCAAAACGCATTTTCTCAGTTTTTCTTTAAAGCCTTTACAGGGGAGTTGAGAGGTTTAAAAGAGATTTTTGCGGATTTTGGAAGGGCGATTTTACAGGTTATATCAAACATTCTGGCCAAACTGCTTTTGATCAAGATGTTTACCACCATGGCTGGATCCAGCGGAAAGATTTTCGGGGTAGATGTGGGCGCATTATTTCATCAGGGCGGGATGGTACGCAAATATCATTACGGCGGGCTTATTAGAGCACATAGCGGCCTTGCACCGGATGAGGTGCCGATTATCGCTCAGACAGGCGAAGGTGCACTTTCCAGAAAAGGTATGAAAGCCTTAGGCGGGTCAGATAATTTGCGGGCATTAAATAATGGCGAATCCGTATCGTCTGGAGGCGTAACCATTCATGTTAATCAGGTTATTCAGGCATGGGACGCGCAGGATGTTTGGCGTAACCGCAAGATGTTATCAAACGCCATCGCCAGTGAGATCAGCAACAACGCAGGTATACGAAAGGTTATCAAGCAATATGGCTGATTTTACTTATATTCCGGATTTTGTTGTAACGCAAACCCAAGAGTTTAAGACCCTTGTTTCGAAATTTGAAAATGGCGCGGAACAGAGACGGGGTAAATGGGCAGCTCCGATTCATGCATTTAAATTGCAATTCAAAAATCGCATGCAGTCTGAAATGGAAGGAATCAGGGCATTTTTTTCAAATAAACAAGGGGCGCTGATTCCGTTTTCATGGGAGAACCCGATTGATTTAATTGAGTATACCGTGCGGTTTAAAGAGGATAGTTTAACCATCGATTTGATTGCGTATCAGATCTATAACATCGCACTGGAATTTGTTGAGGTTAAATAATGGCAAGAGATTTATCAAACACATTTGTATTTGAAAAAAACAAATCGTCTAACCGGCCGATTAATCTTTACATAATCGAGAAATACGACGGTGTCAATGACCTGCGTTTTGCCCAATACGATGCTGATGTGACGTATCAGGGTGATGTGTATTCAAGGTTTCCGCTGACGCATGAAAACATCAGCGAAAACACGCAGGGTGAAATTGATCAGGTAGTTGTGACGTTGAGTAATATTTCACGTTTGATTCAGGGGTATCTTGAAACTTACGATCTGCGCGGGAAAAAAGTCACTATCCGGAAAGTCTGGGCAAACCAGCTTTCTGACCCTAACGCTTTTACCGACATGATTTATTTTATCGACAGCTACACAGCCGATGAAAACAACGTTGTTGTTACGTTGTCCAGTAAATTTGACGTCAGGGATTTTGAGCTTCCGGCGCGCCGGTATTCCCGCAATTATTGTTCATGGAAATTCAAATCACCTGAATGCGGTTATTTGGGAGCCCAAGGTGAGTGTAACAAGACACTGCAACGATGCCGGGAACTGGGCAATCAGGTAAGGTTCGGGGGATTTCCGTCCATTCCAACGCGGAGGATTTTTGTCTCATGAGGGATCAAGAGAAAACAATTATCAATAAATATCTTGGCATTCCGTTTAAGCATCGGGGCAGGTCAATGGATGCACTGGACTGTTACGGCTTGGTCAAAAATGTCTATCAGGATTTGGGGTATGAGTTGTTTGATATAGAGGATTATGAGGAAAAATGGTTTGAAAATGGCAAAAATCACTTCATTGAGAACCATTACAGGCAGTGGAAAAAAGTCAGTCACCATAAGCCTTTCGACGTTGTTTTGTTTAAGCGCAAGGGGGTGGTTTCGCATTGCGGGGTTGTGTTAAGTGACTGGAAATTTCTGCATTGCAGTCATAAAACCAAGGGCGTTGTTGTTTCCCGGCTTAGGGATAAATGCTGGGATTATTGTATCGAAGGATTTTACCGGTTGAAAGAACGCATATGATTACCGTTAAGCATATCCCCAATTTACTTTCTTTTGATGGACGAGAAGAAATCTCTTTGGATTTTAATCGGGATGTTTGCGTTAAAGAATATCTTGAAAGGTCAGGATTCCGGCATGAGGGAATGCGCTGTATTGTTTCCGGTCAAAGAGTTGATGATTTAAATATTAAAATTAATAATGAGGATGAAATTTTGATCGTTCCTGATGTTCAGTTTGATCCGGCGACCTGGGCGGCGATTGTTGCGGTTTTTAAAATTATCACAACGGTTGTCACGATCGCTTCTGTAGTTTACAGCGTTTATCAGGCTGTTACATTTAAAAAACCATCAACGCCGAATTACGGCACTAACGGTGACGGGCTGGATGAAAGTTCACCGACGTATGGATGGGATGGCGTTCAGACAATTCAGGAAGTTGGTGTGCCGGTGCCGATTGTTTACGGCGAGCATATGATCGGCGGAAATATCATTAACAGTTTTGTCAGTACGGATGGCGATAAAAATTATCTTAATGTGCTCCTCGCATTATGTGAAGGTGAAATTGAAAGCATCAGTGATTTAAAGATCAATGACAATCCTGCTGAAAACTTTGACGGAATTATGCAATATCCGCGCCTTGGCACAAACGATGATACTGTTATTCCAAATTTTGGTGACCTGCATAATCTCATTTCCCAGTCACAAACATTACTGAAAGACAATCCCTATATTTACACCACAACCGCTCTGGATGTAGAAGCCTTTGAATTGCATCTGGTTTTATTAAACGGTTTGTATGAACAAAACCAGAATACCGGGGCGCTGGAGACGTGGAGTGTTATCTACAAAGTCGAATATAAACCGCATAGCGCCTCAACATATATTGATCTTGGCGAAACCACGATCAACGCTAAATCACGATCTGCTGTCCGTCGGATTTTCTGAAAAGACGGACTGGATCCGGATCAGTATGATATCAGGATCACAAGGGTTTCCGATGATACGAGCACCTATAAAATGGGCGATCTTTCGTTAAGCAATATTGATGAGATCAAGGCAGATGACCTTTCCTATCCGAATACCGCGAAACTCGGAATCAAGGCATTAGCAACAGAACAGCTTTCAGGCAACATGCCTAATTTTACCTGTATTGTCAGGGGCAAAAAGGTCAGTGTTCCTAAAATTATGTGCGGTGTAGATGAGGTTGAATGGCTTAATTATTACTGGGATTCTGAAAATTCAGTTTATAAAAGATTCAGTGATGAGGCGGAGTGTAGTTGGGATGGATCCAGTTATGTGGATCAATGGTGCGCCAATCCAGTTTGGTGTTTAAAAGATTTGCTTTTAAGCTCGCGCTACGGGATCGGAGAATTTTTAACATCTGAAAATATCGACGATGAATTGTTTCTTGAGATGTCGCGCTACTGTGAGGAAAGGGTTGAGGATGGGCAGGGAGGTTATGAGAAACGCTTCCGGATGGATGTTGTGATTGACAGCCCCGCGCGGGTTCCGGATTTGTTGATGCAGTTAGCCGGGGTATTTCGGGGGCTGATTTTCTTCTCGGAAGGAACAGCCAAGGCGCGTATTGATAAGCCCGACATCCCGGTTCAGTTATTCGGTATGGGAAATATTATCGAAGGAGGATTTAGTCAGCAGTGGAAATCTTTAAGGGATATTCCAAACGTTATTGAGGTTCAGTATCTGGATAAAGATAAAAATTATCAGCAGGAAAAGATCGCGGTTATTGATGAAGATGCGTTGGCTAATGGGGATCCCATGCGCACAAAACTTATCAGGGTGTTTGTGACAAAGACCTCGTATGCCTTGCGTGAAGGGCGCTACGCCCTTAAAGTCGCCAAATATATTGACCGCAGTATTACCTTAAAATGCGGGATCGATGCGATTGCCTGTCAGGCGGGTGACGTGATTAACGTTTCTCATGATGTGCCGCAGTGGGGCTTTTCCGGACGGGCGATCGAGGGCGCGATCAGCTCAGTCACACTCGATCAGGAGGTAACGATTGAGTCGGATAAAACATACAAGGTTCAAGTCAGGTTTGCTGATGATTCAATCGAAGAGCGGGTTGTGACCAATGAGGCAGGAGTTCATTCGGTTTTGGGTGTTTCACAAGCGTTTAACCAGCTGCCGCAGAAATATGACATTTATGTTTTTGGTGAAAATAACAAGGTCGTTAAGCCTTTTCGGATTGTTGGTTTAAGTATCAACAACAAGGATGAGGTCGAGATATCAGCGATTGAATACGATGAGAATATTTATGATGACAGTGCGATCGTTATTCCTTCCAGCAATTATTCTTCTTTAAATTCAGAAATTCCAGTTGTCCGAAACTTGGATACGTCAGAACGTTCAGTTACGCTTCCGGATGGAACGATTGAAAACGTAATCGATGTTTACTTTGATTATCCAAATGATTCCGGCAATCTTAATAAATACAAAGGAGCCAAGATTTATCTTTCCGATGATGGAGGAAACACTTATCAGCTGATCGGATACACTGAGGCGCGGGAATATACTATTTCCGGAAATATCCAAAAGGGGCGCACGTATTATATCAAAGCCGTAACGGTAACATTTAACGGAGTAGAGGATGGTTTGAGCCATTCACCGACGGACAGCGTCTTGATTGTCGGAAAAGATGTTGAGCCGGATATGGTCAGCAATTTTCAGTATTCATGGGGCGATGTACTAACGCTTTCATGGTCGCCTAATACAGAGCCTGATTTGGCAGGATATGAGATTCGATTAAATGATACGAATTTTGGTGTTGATGATGTCAATCTGGTTTATCGCGGGCTTGCTACAAAACTTACCTTAAGCCCTGCGACCAGAGAAGTTGGCACATATTATCTCAGGGCGTATAACACTTCGGGTAAGTATTCAACGTATAGTGTTTCATTAACTCCGGTTAATGAAGTCCCAAGCAAGCCAAACAATCTGGGTGCTGATGTGTTTTTCAACGTGGCGCGGATCTGGTGGGATGATCTTGCGGCAAGCGATGTTTATAAATACGAAATCTGGAAATCTCAAACAGGAGAGTGGGCAGGTGAGGAGGAGTTGATCGCAAGCGCAAGCGGCCGCGGTGCTGTCATTGAAGGAAATAAAGCCAGAGGAGGTGACGTTGACTCGGCAACATCCACAACGCTGGTATCGTCTTCTCTTATTGGATTGGATGATGATTTATTAAACGGCGATGCCGTTATCATAACATCAGGCGTTAACGAAGGCCAGGAAGTTCAGATTCTGGATTTTGACGGCACAACTGGAACGATTACGATTGACGGGAACTGGCCGGTTACGCCGGAGGCGGGCGATTCGTTTATGGTGTTTGACCGTTTTGAAATTAAGGTCAGAGGCCATGATTTTTATGGCGTTGGGCCGTTTTCAAATCCTTTAACTGTAACACTTGAGGGTTTGGATGAGAATGCTATAGGTGACAATGTTATTACGGCACGCAAAATTTATGTCGCGTGTTTAAGCGCGTTGACGTCAAATGTCGGGTGTTTGACAGCCGGGACAATTCAGGGCGTGACGTTTCAGACGGGTGCCACTGGCGCCAGAACGATTTTTGATTCAACGAGTTTTAAAACATATGACGCAAACTGTGTCAAAACATTTGAGGTGTGCGACGGATGCGTTGTGGCTAAGTCAATGAAACTGGTCGATCCTTCCTGTGATTGTTGCTATTCGTATTTGTCTGCAGGGTCATGGTACTTTCACGATGAGCTTGGGTTATCTACGCCGTATGTTAAACGAATATGTTCCGGCACAGCCTGTACAGGAGATACAGTTTTCCTGCCCGGGTGGCGTACTCAGCCGAACATTATGGTTGGTATTAACAAACTGAATTCGTTTGATCAGAATTATGCTAATCAGACTCAGCAGTGGGATGTTTACAGTTCTACGCCTGAGTTTTATTGTAATTGCGCAACGGATTATGGGTATCGTTTTGATGTTCATGCGCAGTTATCCCTAGCGGCATCATCGGGTTCAGCCGTTGTTCATGATGTAAATTTCGGGACAGTTTGTTGTACGTGCGCGAATGTTTGCGAGACGTGTGTCCGGTTAAGGTTTCAGCTTTGGTGCAATCAGGCGTGTGCGAATTATCATTATGGATGTTTGGTTTACAGGATATGTTATCGTGCGCAGGGCAGTGGGGTATGGTGCTATCAGCAGTATACCTATATTCAGCCTCATGCATCTGTCGGGCAAATGCAGTCAACAAACGATGAATACCGTAACATTGTTTTTTCCGGTAACTGTGTTTGGGAGGTCATGCCGATTTGTCAAAGTTTTGCGTGGGTTGATTCCGGTATCGCAAGCGGATCAACCACATGTCATTTATGTTCAAGAACAGTCAATGGGTGTTCTATTAATTGGAATCAAACATGGTGTTGTTGCTGTACGGGCACGTGCAATCAATGGACGTGCTGTTGTGGGCATACGGATATTGTGACTGTGTCCGGAAGCAAACCCCCGAATACATACTGCAGTTATGTGACGTATAACTTGAATGATCTTGGGAATTGCCTTTATTACTGTTTAAACCATTACACGCGTTCTTGCGGTTGCGTTGGGACAGAAGTTCAATTTTTAACCAATGAAAGTTCGTATCTTTACGGGTCTTCAGGATCTGTCAGTGCCGGGTGTTGTGGGGTGACTGTGACCTACTCGGGAAAGACAAATTGGTCACAGAGTACGACGAAAAGTTTAAACAATTCCTATAACCATGACAATTTTAAAATATGCACCTGCTTCAGAGATCGATGGAAGCAGTGCAGTATCGGATTTTTATGTTTTCATCACTTTATGAGCGCTCAGGTGTGCGTCAGCGGGACAGTCTATCACTGTTATTGTTGCGTTAGTGGTGCGGCTGGGAGTTGCGCCTATTGCAGTTTTTACAGCACTCAGGATACGTTCGGGACCCAGACAATTCTGGATCCCAACGGGTGCGTGAACTGGCTGGCCATTGCATATAGTTAATAATCATCAAGACAGAAAGGGCAACCATGATTGCAGAAATAAAAAACAAAAAAATTAAAAACATCCTTTTCGTAGCCGAAGGCGGTGTCGGAAAAGTTATTGCTTCAACTGCAGTAGTAAAACGGCTGGCAGAGGAGTTTCCTGACAAGCGGATAATTGTTGTCACCGGGTATCCGGATATATTTTTATACAATCCGCATGTGTATAAAGTATTTAACTTCGGGAACCCTTTGTATTTTTATGACGATTACGTTACGCCGGAAAGCTACGTTATCAAACTGGAGCCGTACACGAATTATGGCTATATGTTTGATAGCAGGCATTTGATTGAGGTGTGGTGCCGGATGATCGGAATTGAGCCGCGAGGCGCTCTTCCACAGATGTTTTTTATGAACAATGAGCTTGAGGCAAGCAAGTTGTATGTTGAAAAAATAACAGGCAACGGCAAAAAGAAATTTGTCATGTTTCAATGGATTGGAGGGATTGTTCCTCAGTCAAAAGACCAGATGGCTGTTTTTGACGCGTTGATGAGGATGCATAAGAGATCATTGCCGCATAACGTCGCTCAAAAAATTTCCAACAAGCTGGTATCACGGAACTATACAGTCGGCGTTGTTCAGCATGAAAATTTTCCCGATATTCAGGGCGCTGAGCGGATGTTTTTTCCTAACACTCCGGTTAGGGGAGTTGTTGCGTTGCTTAAATATGCGGAAGGGTTTATCGGCATTGACAGTTTCCTGCAACATGCCGCGGCAGTATTTGATAAAAAAGGAGTTGTTGTTTGGGGAGGGACGCATCCCAAAAAACTTGGGTATGAGGCTAACAAGAATTTAACGCGGGAAGCATGCCCGCGCCCGTTTTGTCACCGGCCGGACAGTTATGTTTTTGACGCCAATCCCAACACCGGGATTTGGAATTGTCCTCACAACACAAAATGCATGGATTACGATGCTGATGAAATTATCAGCGCTTATGAAGAGCTGATTGCAACCAATAAAAAGCGGGGTGAAAAATGATGAGAAAAATACTGATGATCTTAGCCGTCAGTTTATTGTTGTCCGGATGCGCGGGGATTTCTTTTCCCAAGATTGTAACACCCAAAAAGCCGGAGACAATTTATAACTGGTTAGAGGAAGAGGTCAAGACACCGAAAGCTATTGTAGCGGATAATAAAACTTACGTGGTTGAAGAGACCAAGAGGACGCTTCAGGTTGGATTAAAAAATACACCTCATAATTTAACGCTGGGTGAACGAATCGGAAGGTGGTTTTCGAGTCTTAGCCTGCTGGCAATTTTGGCTTTAGTGGCTGGCTTGATTTTGTTTCCGGGCGGGACAATGGTTTGGCTGGTCAAACTTGTGATGAAATGGAAAAATGCTATGCGCCAAACCGTGGCCGCCATCAAAGAGTCCAAAGCGACTGAAAATGAAGACCTGCATAATGCCCTCAAGGATAAGCAAAGTGTTGAGACCAAAGAAATCGTTGGGCAGATAAAGGCAAGTCTGTAAGGGTCATTCAAAATAATCGTTTTGGAGAGGGGAAAATACTTGTTTTTTCCTCTTTTCTATGGCCTACTAACCCCAAGAGGAAAAGACAATATGGAGGGGATGTTTATGGTTCGTGAAAATATGACGGCTAAAAAGACGCGGTATATCAGCGTCCGCAACGGCGGCGAGGAGACGTACGTTGAAAACATTCCGGTGTCGGGGCGGATGCGCGATCATCTTCCGGCCGCCAAGTTGCGTCTGCGAGAAATCCAGCGTGTGATGCCGCTGGGCAATTGGTCGATCATGATCGAACAACAATGGAAGGAAGGCGGGGTCACGCATTTTCAGATGCTGGATGTCGTGACCGGGAAGTTGCAGGAATCGGTTTTATAA